GCCTTCGTGGTGGGCATCTGCATAATACTGTGCCCGCTCTCCGGTATTCTTCCGCCTGCGGTAATCCCTGCCGCTGTAGGTCTTCTGCATCAGGACATCCCCGGTGTAGGTGACATTTTTGATCATGCCGAGGATCATGGAGGAATTCCATATACCATCTGACCCGTCCCTGCGTTTTGTTCCGGTCGGGATGCCCCGCTCATTCAGATCTCTTGCGATGGCAATCGTCCCTTCGCCGCTTAATGCCCGCCTGAAGATCTCCTTCACAATGGGAGCCTGTTCCGGGTTGACGATGAAATTGCCGTTCACAAGATCATATCCATATGGCGCTTTGGAATACTTGAAGGTTCCGTTCTGGAACCGCTTCTGCACCGCCCATTTGCTGTTGCTGGATATGGACTGCGACTCTTCTTCCGCGATGGATGAAAAGAGTGTCAGGAGGAATTCCGAATCCATGCTTCTGGTATCGATATTTTCCTTCTGGAAAATGATGCCCACGCCAAGGGATGTGAGGGTTCTTACCATCTCCAGGCAGTCGGAAGTGTCGCGGGAGAATCGTGAGATCGACTTGGTCAAAACCAGATCGATACGGTGGGCCCTGCAGTCCGCGATCAACCGCTGCAGCTCCGGTCTGGACTCTGTTTTGGTTCCTGTCACCCCGGCTTCCCAGTAGATGCCCGAGAAGATCCATTCGGGGTTTGACCGGATATAATCCTCATAATGCTGGCGCTGGGCTGTGATCGAGGTACGCTGCAGGTCACTCCCTGTGGATACACGGCAGTATCCCGCGGCACGGAGCTTTGCGGCCGGGGCAGGCGCTGCTTCGATCACCGTAGTCTTCGTGGCTTCCGGAGTCACAGAAGGGGCCTGCTTCGGCACGGTGATGTCCAGGGATGGAGTTCTTTTTACAGAAGCCTGTTTTTTCCTGGCGGTTTTGCGCTCACGGTCTTGTGCGGACAGCGCCGGACGGATCTGAACTGTTTTATCCATTCTGTTTTTTCTCCTTTCCGGTAAAGGTCTGTGCCTTGCCTTCTTTTCGCCATCTTGCAGGCCTTAAGACAGCCCTGCGGCGTACGTGGATATTACCTCTGAGTTGGCTCAGATAGCAAGTTATAATTATAGGTAGAAGGGCAGATTTCCGGCATAAATCCAACATTCTTTCTGCCCTTCTGACGAGTTTCTTCTGGGTGATCTGGACAAAGATGCAGGGCTCTGACCTGCGTAGGTATGGCAGTAATAATCAGGCAGATGGAGATGGAGAATCCCCCCTGTTCCCCTCTCCTCTATAAACACAAGTTTATAGCTGGCATAGTCAGTCCGGATGCCGTTCCCGTAACTTGCCGTTTCGCGACTTCAAACGAATTTGTCTCCCGTTTCTGCCCTGATCGGTACTATACTGGACAGCAGATCAAAGGTCATCCGTTTCATCAGAGTGTCTTACCATCACCCCTGCGCCGCAGTGCTCTTCATCTTCAGTACCTGCACGGCCTCGGGCAGGATCAACTTGCCGTCCACTCGCTCTTTGGCGACAAAGGCCACCTGGCCAACACCGGCGTACAGCTCATGCAGAGCCGCGAAGGAGCGGGTCCCGCGGTCACCGATGTTGTAGTAGCTCATATCGCCAAAAGCAATGACCGGCTGTCCGGCGGCAATAGCCGGTACAAACTGACTTGTGTACACAGGGAATCCCATCAGACGGTCCGGCTCTCCTGCAGTCAGCGCGGGCTGCCACAGATAGCCATTATCATTCTTCAGCTTGCGGATCGCCGCAAGGGTGGAATCGCTGGTCACGAACACAGCGTTGGTGCGGTACGGACGCTTCAGCTTGTACACCAGGTCGATCACCTCATCCGCCGTGATGGCGGTGGCGGATGCCGCAGTCACACCGACCTGTCCGCCCTTCGTGGCATGAAAGATACCCGTAGGCTTGCTGCTTCCGTCGCCGGTCAGGAACGCCTCTTCCTCCGCATTGGCGATGGCGCGGCCGAACGCGTTGATCAGGAAGGACTCCAGATCGTAGGCATTGTCGGCCAGAAGCTCTTCGGAGACTTTCACAGCCACAGAGAGTTTGTACGCATCCAGGATCACCTGGTCGAAGGTGGCATCCCCGAAGACCAGCTCACCGTTTTCTTCCACCCAGCTTGCGGCAGGTTTGGAAGCCGCGACGTTGATCTTACGCTCGCCGGATGTCTGGATCAAAGTAGCAAGGGAACGGATTACATTCTCCTGCTCCAGGGCTTCGACCAGACGGGTGTCGTACTCAGTCGGAACCAGATACCCGCCGGAGGCATCCGTGCCTTCCATCAGGACATTGGAAACGGTGCGGAAGTTCGTACGCAGTGCTGTAAGCATAGCTCTCTTATACTCGTCAGACGCGCGTCCGGTCTTCACATCGGTACCCATGCCGGGACGGCTGATCAGCGGAGTGCCGACAGGGAGGGACATCTGTGCGTCCAGGGCCTCGCGGCGTTCCAGGCGCTCGATCTCCCTGCCAAGGTTCACTACTTCCGCTTCCATACGGTCGTAGGTGGCTGCGTCATCGGCGCTGAGCGTACCGTTTTCGGTCTGGTGTGTATCGAGGAAGTTCTTTGCAGCTTCCCATGCCTTTGAGCGGTTTTCACGCAGTTCATTGATTCTTCTAAGCATAATGCCTCTTTTCTCCCGGGAAATGCGTCCCGGGCCGCAAAATATGGCTCTGCGTCTGAATAATATTTACAGAGCCGGTTGAGTATAAAAAATGCTCCCGTCGGCCTGCGGTATTGCAGGATGCACAGGAGCATAAGTTACATGCCGCTCACCAGATAAGATCATGGTAAAGAATCCGGCAGGCGGTATACATTTATAAAGAACAGCAGCTGCACAAGGGGGATGCAACTGCTGAACCTTATCGCGGTATATCGCTGTTTTACGCCTGTCCCCGTACGCCAAAATTGGCGGACGAGAAATGGTTATTTATCGTTTTTCAGATGATCAAGCCTGTCATACAGCGGCTTCACCGGAACCCCGGCAGACACTGCCAGCCTGTTGAACAGCTGCCGGTCTGTACTCCTCTGGGAGAACAGGACTGACGGCTTATGATCAGCCACAGGGGACACCTCATTCTTCTGAAGGATGCCGTCAGCAAAACCAAGCTCGATTGCCTTGCCCGCATCCATCCAGGTCTCTGCGGTCATCAGTCTGGAGATCTCTTCCCGCTTCAGGCCTGTCTTGATCTCATAGGCAGTGATGATAGATTCCTTCACAGCCTTCAGCATATCGATGGCCTTCTCCATATCCCCTTCATTGCCCATGGCCATGGTCATCGGGTCATGGATCATCATACAGCTGGTCGGTGCCATCAATACTTTCGTGCCTGCCATCGCGATCACAGAAGCTGCGGATGCAGCAATACCGTCGATCTTGATAGTTACATCAAATGGATAATCCATCAGCATGCTGTAGATCTGGGATGCCGCAATGCAGTCTCCACCAGGGCTGGACAGCCAGACCGTGACCGGGCCGCTTCCTGACATCAGTTCGCTTCGGAACATTTCCGGGGTCACATCGTCGTCAAACCATGATTCCTCGGCGATCGTGCCGTAGAGATACAGTTCCCTGGAAGAGGGATCGCCGCCCCAGTTCCAGAAGTGTTTTTTGTTCTTCATTCTGACTCCTTCCCGGCTGCACCACTGTTTTCTCTTTCATCTGCAGCCTGAGTGTAATTATCTTCAGCAGACTGAATAGCTTTATTATCAGTCCCCTGGCTACCGGAAGCATATATCCCTGCATCCTCCAGCCGTATCATCGCACCCTGGATCAGATGGTAGTTGCCGCCTTCTTCATCAGAAATCAGGTCCATGTTCTCCAGCCTGCGGCAGTCATTCACACTGAGGATCCCGGAGGATACGCCTATACGGTAACCTTCCATGCGGGACTTATAGTCCCCCCGGAGCAGTCCATCGACATTGAAGCGGATGCTGTATTTCTTCCGTTCTTCCGGGCTTAGCAGGGCTTTGGCCATACTCTGCTCCCACCGGCTGATCCATGGAGCCAGTGTGTATTTCACGAATTCCAGGCTCTGCTCCTCTATATTCGAAAACGTAGCCCTGGATAAGTCCTGCAGCATATGCGGCGGGATACGGAAAATCCGGGCGATCTCCGTCAGCTGGTACTGCCGGGTTTCCAGAAGCTGTGAGTCCTGCGGGCTCATGCTGATCGGTTTGAATGTGACGCCTTCTTCAAGGATGGCGACCCTCCCGGCGTTCCCTGTGCCTCCGTAAGCCTTCTCCCAGGAGTCACGCAGCTTGCTGACATCTTTGATCAGCGACGGTGTCTCAAGGACTCCTGCAGGCGTTGCCCCGTTTGATAAGAACCGGGAGCCATATTCCTCTGCGGCAAGGCCCATGCCGACCGCATTCCGGCAGGCGGCGATCGGCGACATCCCGACCAGTCCGTCATAGCCCAGTCCCGGGATATGAAGGATATCTTCCGGAAGGAGGATCACATCCGTACTTTCCATTGTCGGAGGCTCTCCGTTAAGCCGCTGATAGCGGTAATACAGCTGTCCGTTCTGGTCACGCTCAACGGACATCCTATTCGGCATCAGGGGATACAGGCCGACCACTTCCCCGCGCCCGTTTCGCAGGATCTGTGCGTAGCAGTTCCCCCAAAGTAATAGATGGGTGACCATCACTTCCCGGAAGATAAAGCTGGTCATCTCCGGGTTCGGCTCATCGTGGAGCAGGAAATAAAGGGGATGATCTTCTGCCCTGATCCTGTCGCCGTTCTCGCCTTTCTCATAGAGATGGAGCGGCAGGCTGGCAATGGACTCTGCAAGGATTCTCACACAGGCATACACAGCGGTCATCTGCATTGCGGAGCGTTCATTGACTGTCTTCCCGGCAGTGCTCTGTCCGAAGAAGAAGCGGTATCCGGAACCGGCAGCACGGTCTTCTGCCCTCCGCCGGTTAAATAAACTCTGAAAAATGCTCATATCCTTTCCTTTCTCCGCTGTCAGGGGTTTTCATACGGGTTTGAATCCTTCCGCGTCGTGGATGCTACTAATGCATTATGGATAGTGCAAATGCATCATGGATGCCTCAGATCCGCCATGAATGCTGCAAATGCATCATAGATGCCCTTGACAGGGGTGTTATACTTTAGGCGTACATACGCCTAAAGAGGTTGTTTTCTTACAGCAGCAGGATCCCTCTGTGCTCATACACGGATTCCTTCTGGCTGTTCTCGTTCCTGACCGCTCTGTCCAAAGCCATGACCAGGGCAACTGCCAGGTCGATCTTCTCAACAGCTTTCGCTTTTAACAGCTTGATGTTTCCGGCGGCATCGGTCTGTACGACAGCATTATCCATGCACCACCGGAGTACCGGGTGGCCACCATGGGAGAGTTTCCCCTCCAGCGTCAGCCGCATCAGTTCCTTTGTCGGCGGGCTCATACTCGCCATGCCCTGGCCGAAGGGAACGACCATCATACCTTCATCACTGAGATGCTGTATCAGCATCTGGGAATTCCAGCGGTCATACGCGATCTCACGGATGTCGTATATTTCTCTCAGTTCCAGGATCTTCGCTTCGATGGCTTCATAATCGACAACGGAGCCTTCGGTTGCCAAGATATAACCCTGCTTTTGCCATAGGTCGTAGTTCACATGATCACGCCTGGACCGCTGGTCTATCGTTTCCTCTGGTACCCAGGCGAAGGGCAGGATGGAGTATGATTCGTCTGGGCTTGTGGGTGGAAACACCAGTACCAGCGCCGTAAGGTCCTGTGTACTGGAAAGATCGAGTCCTGCATAACAGGGACGGCCACGAAGTGCCTCTGTATCCACAGGAGCCGCGCATTTGTCCCATTTCTCCATCGGCATCCAGCGGACAGCCTGCTTCGTCCAGATATTCAGGCGAAGCGTTTTGAATACATTCTCTTCGGACGGGTTCTGTTTCGCTGATTCACATGCTTCCTGGATTGCGGATTCCGGGAAGGTCACGCCCATGGAGGGATTGGCTTTTCGCCATGTTTCCGGGCTCGTCCAGTCATCCTCCGGGTCGGCGGCGTACACAACCGGGTATATCGTCGGATCGGTCTTGCGGCCGCCCAGCAGGTCCTGCGCCTTCTGGAACAGCTCATAGCCGATGGAATGGATGTTGTCACCCGCTGTGCTGATAATGAACTGAAGCGGCTGCTTCCGTGCATCACCGGAACCCTTGGTCAGGACATTGTACAAATCCGGATTCTTCTGCACATGGATCTCATCCACAATCACGCCATGGGCAGATACACCGTGGGCGCGGTCAGCGTCGGAGCTCAATACCTGATAGAAACTATTTGTCGGCGTGAAAATGATGCGCTTCCTGGAATCCAGTATCTTACACCGCTTCATAAGCGCCGGGGACAGACGGATCATGTCGGCAGCAACCGAATACACAAGTCCGGCCATCTGTCGGTCTGCGGCAGCTCCGTAAATCTCCGCCCTCTGCTCATGGTCAGCACAGAGAAGGTACAGGGCAATCGCAGCAGCAAGCTCACTCTTCCCGGCCTTCTTGGCTATGAATACTATTGCCTGTTTGAACTGCCGTGTTCCATCCTCTTTCACGACACCGAACAGATCACGGATGATCGTCTCCTGCCATGGCAGGAGCAGGAAAGGCTTTCGGTAAAACGCTCCTTTCGTATGGCTGAGGGACTGAATAAATGCCACAGCCCGGTCAGCCTTTTCTTTGTCATAATGCGACGTCGGCAGCATAAACCGCGTCGGCTTGTATACATATTTCTCCATAGCGGATCACGCTCCTTTTTTACTCACACTCCCTGCAGCATCGTATTCGTGCTGAGATGTAATTCACACTCGCACCTTCGATATGAGGGAGTTGTATTTTATTTCATAGGTGCCCGGATCTGTACACATGACCGATCATATACTCGTAGTCAGATGGTGCCAAAATTGGCACCGTCTATTAGTATGCCGGGTGATCATGTGCCAGGCGGTCACATCCCCAGCAGCTTCTCCATGATATCGTCCTGGGGATTGCCCGTGACTGGCTCCCGGCAGTTTTCAGATACGATGCTGAATATCTGCTGAAACAAGATGTTTGCCTGCTTCAGATACCCTTGCGCCATTGTCACAAACGGGCTGGTGATCGCAGCTCCGGTTGTCGGATGCTTGGAGAGGAATCCCATCTCGTTGTTTATGCGCTCAAGCTGTATCCACCGGGCCATGGCCATGCTGTACTGCTCCAGAAGGTGGGGAGATACAAGATGCGCACAGTTTCTCTGCCGAAGCCATGAAGCCATCTGGTCCCAGATTTCTTTACCATAGAGGTCTCCGAGACGCTGATCCTCCGAGAGGAACTCCCTGATGCTTTCCACATCTTCTCCGTCCAGGTCATCCTGCTCCGGCATTGCCAGGGCAATGGCCTTTTGCCCTTCCTGGATTTTCTCTGCCAGCGGCTTTTTCTTTCTTCCCGCACCGGGACGTTTGCCGCCACGGTTGGTTCCGTCTTTTGCCATACATACTCCTTTCTGCCAGCATCCTACTGGCTGATCC